CTTTTGATATGTCGCTTCACATGCGTTTGTGTTGAGTAGAATTCACAATGAGGACAAAATTGTTTGCTTTGCTTTTGCGCGTCCGATAACCGTTTTATTTCCTCGGGAGACCTTACTCTGGTTTTATTGAATTTAGTCAAATGATCAGACAGTTTCTTGGTGTGAGCTTTAGATTTAGGACCGAAATAATTTTTGTCCTCATTGTGAATTCTACTCAACACAAACGCATGTAAAGCGACATATCAAAAGGGCTCATAATGTCTAACATATTTCAAAATCTAGAAATGGAGGCCTTTCGTAAAGGTATTACTCCCAGAACCAAAGAGTCGATGGCATGGTTTAGAAAGAGAGCGGAGAATTTATCTATCAGTTCCAGACGGAGCCTAATGAGGGAGAACCCTTTGGAAATAAAACCAAAAGTAGCACCCGGTAGTATGTTCCTTTATTTTTATGACCCAAAACACAAGAAAACTCTGCCATATTATGACAAATTCCCCTTGATAGTCATGGTCGACTGGGCACCAGGAGGATTCTATGGGTTGAATCTACATTACCTTCCCCCCGTTCTGCGTGCTAAGTTCCTGGACAAGTTGTTGGAAACGATAAGTAACAAGAAATATGATGAAACCACCAACTTCAAACTGAGTTGGGAACTATTGAAATCAACATCCAAAATGAAATACTTCGAACCGTGTTATAAACATTATTTGAATAACCATGTTCGTAGTCACTTCTCTTATGTGCCGCCCCCGGAATGGGAAATAGCGACATTTTTGCCTGTGGCCCAATTCGAAAAAGAATCTCAGGCTCATGTATGGCGCGAATCAAGAAAGATGGTCAAATAAATGGTTAACAGTATTGAACAACTCAAAGGGCAAATCGGGGCTGGGGCAGGTCTTGCTTTGCCCAATCTGTATTTGGTTGAAATGCCATCCGATTTTGGTGTGGATATTCGGTCTATGAATATGTTATGTCAATCAACAGCATTACCTGGTCGTCAAATATTGACCCATGACCGACAAACAAATCCTCAGATAGAAAAAATCGCATATGGATTTGGTGTGGCGGCAATAACAATGTCTTTCAAGATGTTGAATGATTATGGTATCAAGAAATACTTTGATAACTGGCAAAACCAGATGTTCGACCAGGAGAATCTACAAATCAAATATGCTTCTAACTATAGACGGTCAATCAAGATTTGGCAACTCAAAAAAGGTCCAAGTTGGTCCTTATTCAATGCGGGAAGTCTTTTGAATGCGAAAATGGTGACTGAGGATGAAAAGATTTATGGTGTAGAACTGTTGAAAGCCTTTCCCACCACCGTGACTGATATTGAATTCGCGGACGGTAACAACGACCAATTTATACAATTTAGCGCAACATTCGATTATTCGAATTGGAAACCAATATAAGGAGATGATTAGATAATGTCATTACCAGTAATAAATGTGACTCCACATTATGAAACAACAGTACCATCCACGGGGCAAAAGATAGAATTCAGACCATTTTTGGTCAAAGAACAAAAGATTTTGTTATTAGCTTTGGAGTCTCGGGACCCGAAACAGATAATTCGAGCAATGAATGATATTCTAAAATCTTGTATGCCTGATTTGGATATCAGAAGCTTGGCGACATTTGATTTGGATTATCTGTTCCTTCAACTACGGGGGAAATCGGCGGGCGAGAAAATCGAATCTCAGGTCGAATGCCCCAAATGTAAGGAACCAAATGATATAGAGGTCAATATTGAAGATGTGAAAATGGATGCCAAGACCAATCTGGGGCGTAAGGATATTGTATTGAATGACAAATACACCTTGACAATGAAATATCCTTCATATGATTATGTTATGCAATCCTCGGAAGATGTGAATTCCGAAACAGAAATGTTATATACTTTGGTTATGGGGGCATTAGATAAACTGAAAACTGAAGATGAAATAATCGACATGACGGAAGAACCTAAAGAGGAATTGGAAGATTTTATGAACTCTTTGAGTACAGCACAGTTTGATAATATCGCGGAATACATCAAAAATATTCCAACCCTGAAACACAAGATTGAATATGATTGTAAAAAATGTGAGCAACATAACGAAATAAACTTGGAAGGTCTAAACGATTTTTTTCTCTGAGCCTCTCGCATGAGTCTTTAGTGAACTATTACAATATGAACTTTACGCTAATGCAAAAGTTCCAATATTCACTAACAGAACTAGATATGATGATGCCTTGGGAAAGAGAAATATATGTTAACCTATTGATGAATGACCTAAAAGAGCAAGAAGCAAAAAATAAAGGGCTATCCTAATGGCTGAACAAAACAACTCTTCTCTATCTAATGTGAGCTCCACATTATTAAAGCAGAATAATATTCTTGAAAGGACCAACAAAAACATCAAGGGTTTGGTCGCGTTTCTTGTGACGGGCAGAGTTAATGACCGTCTGACGGCGGGTAGAAAAAAGTTTTCATTATTGGAAACCGCGCGTGAGAAGTTGCCGGATACGCCATCTGGTGGCCTTCGAGGAGGATTCAGTCAAGGATTATTCGGCAATGGCGCCGGGAACATCGGCGAAATGCTAAGTGCCGGGACTGGTTTCTTGGGGCTTATTGCTGGTAAATTATTGAAGTGGGGATTGTTGACAACTCTGGCAGGTTTCCTAGGGAAAAAGATAGCGGGATACATTTTCGGCACTGAAGAAGAAATGGAGAGTATGGAACTGTCGGCCGAAGCAAAGAAGCTGATAGATGAAAAGAAATCCGATTTCATGGAAGGATTATTTACAAGCGCTGCATTGATTCCGGTATTAGGATTTTGGCGAGGCGCCTTGGCTGGTGTTATATCGTATATTTTACCAGACTGGGTGAAGGATGGTATTGGTGAAAACATTACCGAAGCGACTGCTTATGTCGCAAAACATTTAGGATTTAATGTAGCGACTGATTTTTGGAATGGTATGGATGAAGGTACGAAAACAACCATTAACGGAACCCTTGGTTCCATTGCTGCTATGTTAGTTATAGGTGGACTAGGAAAAATGTTAATAGCGCGGGGAATGGGTATACCTGTAGCCGCGGGGTCAATAATCTTCGGAGCAACATTTAATGCTGGTATAAGAAATGGATTAACCGAAGGCGAAGCACTTGAAGCAGCTGCGTTTGATGCGGCTGGATTTGCTATCGGTGCTGTGGTCGGCATGAGATTCGGTATATCTCCATTAGTAGGTGGTTTCGCTGGTGCCCTTTTAATGGATAAAGTAAAAGATATGCCTGTACCAGACGCTGCCACAGATTTTGGTACTAGGTTTGCTACTGAACTGAGCAAAACAATTACGGATCCATTTGGTAATTTTAGTTGGGAACTCGCCGGCATTGCTGGCGCAGCAGGATTTGCTGCTGGGGGTCCCGCTGTAGGTTTACGAATGGCAATGTGGGCAGGATTTTTGGGACCAGCAGGATTGGAAGCCATGTTTGGCGGCAAAGATTATACCGGAGACTCTCACCGCGGTGTGGTCACACTTGGTGCGGCACGGGCCTTGCCTCAAGGTTTTATTGAAGCTAATCCAGAAATCGCTAAAACATATCAAAATTTATCCGATTTCTTGCCAATGGCGGCGGATCAACAACAACGGGATTTGACATACAAAAAAATGCAAGAGATATTAGGTATCAAAGATACTTGGTTAAGATTACAAGGCGCAACAAATATATATAATGATAATGGACCGGCCGAACAAACGGAAGCCGCGAGAATATATATAAATTCATTAACCCAACAATTGCAAAATTTGATCAATAATTTAGAACAACCTAGAACGGAAATGGTTGGTCCATATCAATCCGACAGACCTGGCATCAAACCCATGTTTGGTAATAAATCGCCTATATTACCAATAACATCCATTGCGGCAACCAAATCCTTTGAAGTACAAAGACGGATGAATGATTTACCTTCAGGAACAGGTTCACCAATCATCGCGGCGCCAACAAATGTTACCACAATTGGTTCAAATAATAAAAGCGAAAGTATCAATCTAGGAATACAAACCGGAACCGGGGACGCCAATGATTTTGTCATGAACCGGGCCCGATCACATTAATCATAAAGGAAATATCATGAGTAAAAAATTAGCAATCGTAGTAGGGCATAATGCCCGTTCTGGCGGCGCAGTAAGACCTGACACCGGCGAATCAGAATACAAATACAATTCCAAACTGGCAGCAATCATCAAAGAAGAGTCTTGTGATTATGGTTTGGATGTGGAAATATTCTTCCGTCAATACGGGGGAGGTTATACCGCTGAGATAAAAAGGGTGTATAAAGAAGTCGATTCTTGGGGTGCGGATGCCTCCATTGAATTGCATTTCAATGCCGCGGGAAGTCCCAATGCCTCGGGTACCGAAACATTAAGTTCTGGTTCAAAGAAATCAGTCAAGTTGGCACAAGAGGTCCAAATGGAAATGGTTGAAGAACTAGGCCTGAAAAACCGGGGCATTCTGATAAGAAATTCCCGGACTAAAGGTAGAGGTTATATGTCATTGGTATCAGGCAAGTGCCCTGCCATACTTACGGAACCATTCTTTGCCACCTCAGCGATAGGCCGGGCGGCAACAGATGATAGATTCGAACAAGTGAAATTAGCCCAATCAATGCTTGAAGGCGCAGCAAGGGCTATGTCCCAGTTCTAACGGTTGTCGGGACCTAAGATGTTCCGCACTCGCGCGATTTCATGCCCTTTCATTTTCTTTTGAATCAACCTTATTTTTCTACATATACAACTCTCCGAACTTGTTGACGCAAAAGGTGGTTAAACATATCGACCAAAGGTTCGGCAATAGCCTCGGTAGTAGTGGTGACCAACACGGGGTGTGTCACCAAAATTGATTGTTCCTGACCAGGATAATACAATATATCCCGCATTCCATTGGGAGTATTGGTATCAGCAGAAACATAATACATAGCTTCTCGGTTCATATCATTCCAACCTCTTCTTTGGCCGCGAACCGGGCCAGTTCATAGGACAACTTACCGGCTTCTTCACGAGTCAGTTGTATGTATCCGATTTTTAAAGGCAAATCCTCAGCACGAGCTCTTTGAGTTATTTGAACACAAGTACCACGCTCTTTTCCTCCCCAGAACCTGGTTTGTGTCATGTCTGTTCCGACATTGCGTAATTCAGTAGACATTTCTTTTTCCTTTCAATCAACATCAAATCCATTCGCGCGGAGGATATCATCATCCGAACAAATCTCGTTGTATGTATCGGTGCAGATTTCCCCATCTTTGCAGAGGCCATCCGTCCAGTTATTGAATGTTTCATTCGTTGCCGGAATATCCCACTTAGGAAAATCTGGCGCACATTCATCAATCATGTCAACAAAGAACCGGGTGAGGTCTTCACTCGCTTCAATTTCGTTTTCATATTCGGACCCAAAGATTGTGTAAGTAGTCATGATGTTCTCCTATCCACTACTGTTGAAACTTCTGTTTCAAGAGCCATCGCTTCACGGTTGAATTGTCGCCTGTCTGCCAGGCGTTCAACAGTGTAATCAGCATCGGCCATATCTGCCGCAAACTGAACGTGGGCGGAACTCTCAATCCAGAAATGATAAACATTACCGGTTTTTTTCAAATCGGTGAGAACAAGTTCGCCGTATTCCTCAAGAAATACGCGAGCCCCGGTTTTGATAACTGTGGTTGTGTGTTCCATTTCGTTTCCTTTCAATCGGTGAAGCAAAGGTCAAATGAGTAGTAAGGTTCTGTGAACCAGTGTGGGTGGTTTTCTACCTGAAAACTTGCCCCGATTGCCCATTCATATGGACCAGCTTCCAAAGATACCTGCCAATTACGGCCATATCCCGCTTCTTCGCATTCTTCCGGGGTGCGGATAAAGACCTCTGAATCAGGGTCTTGCCCGTGTTCAACGGCCTTTTCGCGCAATGCCTGATACAAGGCCTTTGCGGCACCACCTTTAGATTTGTATTTGTGGGGGTCAAAGTTGAGGTTTTCATCAAAACCGAATTCTTCGTTGTAGAGTTTCATTTCGTTTCCTATCCGTAAAACATCTTGTAAAAACCGTCCATAACAAGGTTGTATGAGACTTTCACTTCCTCATCCAAATCGTTATATTCGAAGTCACCCATAGCTTTGAGTTCTTCCAAAGTTTCAAGCAATTGTTTACCTGAATAATTTTTCAGGGTTTCTGATGCTTCGTGGTATGTCATGTTGTTTCCTCTCTCTCTTACAGTACTAATATAAGCACTGTAAGCGGAAATGTCAACCATTCCTGGCAAAATAGTTTATTTTTTTATATATACACCGTAAACGAAACCAACAATGAGTAGAAAATGAAACGAAAATATTATACAGTAGAATGTGAAAATTGCATGTTAGAATATGCGGTTGTCACCGAAAACTCCGACGAAGAACCACAGTATTGTACCTTTTGTGGGCATGAGGCCTACGCAATACTTGAGGACGAGGACGAATAAAGGTGTGGAAATATCAAGATAAAGAGTTCACTTCGGATGATATTCCGGAGGGGGTCATTGGATTCGTGTATATCATTACAGATACGGATACTAATAAGAAATACATTGGTAAAAAGTTATTGAAATCCAAACGAAAATTGCCGCCTCTCAAGGGAAAGAAGCGGCGTCGGCATGTCATAAAAGAGACAGATTGGCAGAAATATTACAGTTCATCCGAAGAAATCAAATCTCTTGTGGAGGAACATGGAGGCGAAAGGTTTGACCGTAAAATATTGTATTTGTGTAAGTCAAAAGGTGAAATGACCTACCGGGAAATGCGTGAGCAGATTGACCGGCAGGTGTTATTTCGCGATGATTATATGAATGGTATTATACAAGTGCGCATTCATAAATCACATGTGAATGGTATTGACCCTTAGAAACGGAGCCCAACACCAACAGTGACTTCTTCGTATTTGAAGTCTGGGTCGAAATCGACAGTACCATAGACAGTAACATTGCTAGACATGTAATAGTCAGCACGTACATTAGTACCTTCGAAGGTGAATGTATCAGCTGCGTAAGAGAATTCAGCCGAAGGAGTTACGGTGAGATTGTCAACAATTTCCACTTCAACGCCGATAGTTGATTCAAAACGTTCAGCTTCAAAAGCATAGTTTACATCACCAACAAAAGCGACGCCTGGCAACCATGAAGATTGGGAAGCAGGAGTTACATTATCGTCACCATAAAATTGGAGACCATCAGCAGACGCGGTAGAAACGGACATGGCAAGAACTGCCGAGAGTATTAGAGTTTTCATTAGATATATTCCTTTGTTTATCGTTGTCATGTATTTAGGTCGGGGTTCTGCCCGTGCAGTATATAACACGAAATATTCATAAATCGTGTCTTTTATGACACACTAAAAAATAATATCACAACTTTCTGTACCCTGACAAGCTATCGCCCCCATTTGATCTATATCAGTGAACTTTTTCTTTGACAATGTATTATCAAAATCTATTGGTGCCAAGTTTTGTTGGATTTTGGTCCATTTATGGAGTAAATGCACATCTTTGATAGCGTATGAGGCGCGAAGTAAATCCCCTTCAAAATAGTTATTAGCATATTTATTGAATCGACGGACCCATTCTTTGCGATGATCCGACGCTTCGCCGTGTTTATGCTCGGCGTGTAATACATAATCACATGCTTCCCATAAATCCCTGAAATGGGATAGAGGAGCATCTGCTGCCAATGGTGATGCGAATAATGCTGCGGCACCATACTTCTGGATGATTTCCTCCCCAGTCAAAACTTCTGTCATGGGGGCCTGTGCAAAGTCTCGGTCACCAGACCCAGCCAAGAATGATATACCCGCAAAGTTATAGCGATTATCAAATACATAATCTTCCACTTCATCCCATTGGTCCGGCATTACTGTCACGGTGTTAGAAACGTTGTGACGGATTCTTGGGTCAGCACCTCTTTCAGTCTTGTTACAAACCGCCTCGGGCATTCACGCTGAGCATTCACCTAGATATTTGCGTCACATCCAACTCAACAAGGATTCCGAAGTCGCCCAATTGATTGCTTCAACCAATCCATAT